GGTAATCGCGACCTCGCCTTTTCGCTAGTGGGTGGCCGGGGCGATCGGTGAATGGTGCAGCCAAAGCCGCCATCGCAGGCAGCAGTCGGCCGGGCCCTGGGGCTGTCGCCGTCGGCCATGACGAAGCTGAAGAAGATGGGCATGCCCGTCGACTCGGCAGAGGCGGCGACCGCGTGGCGGCAGGCGAACCTGAACATCGCGGCGGCGACTGGGCTGCCCGGACCTGGGAGGCCTCCAGACCCGCGGCACGACCGCTTCAACCTTGCGCGCACAGAGCGCGAGGAGATCGAGGTCCAGCGGGCCCGGCTTGCGATGCTGGAGGGCAGCAAGGTTCTGGTCCACCGCGACACCGTGCGCGCTGAACTGGCGCGGCACCTGTCAACGCTGCGCGAGTCGCTGCTTCAGCTGCCGGTGCGCCTGCAGTCGGTGCTTGCGCAGGAGCAGGACGAGGCGAAGGTTCACGACCTGCTGCAGGATGAGATCGACCTGCTTCTCGAACGCATCAGCGGGGTGATGTGATGCAGTCCGACGCTGAAGCCGTCGCGCCGTTTGAGCCCGCATCGCGCGAGCTTGCGCGGCAACTCCTGAGCGAGTTCATGAAGCCGCCGCCGCGGCTGACCGTCACGGCCTGGGCTGTGAAGAACCGGTTCCTCGGCCCCAGCGAGAGCGCCGAGCCGGGCCAGTACCGCATCGACCGCACGCCCTACGCGCAGGAACCGCAGGACTGCATGAGCGCGCGCAGCCCGGTCGAAGAGGTGGTGCTGATGTGGGCAGCGCAGACCAGCAAGACCACCGTCATGCTGAACTGCCTGGGCGCCTCGATCGGCACCAACCCGGGCCCCATCATGATCGTCTGGCCCACCAACACGGTGGCCAAGCGCAACAGCCGCCAGCGCATCGCGCCGCTACTGACCGAAAGCCCGCAGCTGGCCGAGAAGGTCGCGGCGAACAAGTCGCGCGACAAGGCAAACACCACGCTGCTGAAGGAGTTCGACGGCGGCATCCTGGTGATCGCCGGAGCCAACAGCGCGGCAGATCTGCGGTCGACGCCGGTGCGCGACCTCTACCTGGACGAGATCGACAACTTCCCGCTCGACGTCGACGGCGAGGGCGACCCGGGCAAACTGGCCGAGGCGCGACAGACCACCTTCGCACGCAAGAAGCGGCTGAAGAGTTCGACCCCGACGACCAAGGACTTCAGCCGCATCGAGGCGGCCTATCTTGCGTCCGACCGCTGCCGCTATCACGTGCCGTGCCCACACTGCGGCGCCTTCCAGCCGCTGGAGTTTGGCGCCGACAAGCACCACGGCCTGAAGTGGGACAAGGACGCCGCGGGCGCCCCCATCCCCAGCAGCGTGCGCTACGTCTGCAACGCCAACGGCTGCGAGATCCGAGAGCATCACAAGCGCGCCATGTTGGCCGGGGGCGTGTGGGTGGCAGAGAACCCCGGCGCCCAGGGCGGCAAGGTGCGCGGCTTTCACCTCAGCGGCCTCTACTCGCCGATTGGCTGGCTGTCCTGGCGCGAGATTGCCCGCGAGTGGTTCGAGGCAATGCAGGCCGTTGCCAAGGGCGACGTCTCGCTGCTGCGCGTGTTCGTGAACACCCGCCTGGCCGAGACCTTCGAGGAACAGGGCGACCGCGCAGATCAGCACGCGCTGCGCAAACGCGCGGGCGACTGGCCGCTGCGCGTGGTGATCATCGGCTGCGTCCTCACGCTGGGCGTTGACGTGCAGCGCGACCGCATTGAAGCGCGGCTGTGGTCATGGGCCCGCGGCATGGAGCGCCAGCTCGTCGACCGCGCTGTGTTCTACGGCGACCCGACGCTGCCGGAGAGCGACAAGGGCAGCCCGTGGGCAAAGCTGACCGAGTACCGACGCGCACCGGTGCACAACACGGAGGGTGTGCAGGTCCCGCTGCTGGTCACGATGGTCGACTCATCGGACGGCCACTCGACGCAGGCGGTCTACGCCTACTGCCGCCAGCACCAGGCCGACAACGTGCTGGCCATCAAGGGCGCCAGCACAAGCGGCAAGCCGATCATCGGCAAGCCGAAAGACCAGGAGGTGAACTGGCGCGGCAACAAGATCCCGAAGGGCGTCAAGCTTTGGCCCATCGGCACCGACACCGCCAAGGCCGAAATTTACGGCCGGCTGCGCGTGATCGCGCCGGGACCAGGCTACGTGCACCTGTCGCGCCACCTGCCAGCCGATGAGGTCGAGCAGCTGACATCGGAACGCATGGTCACGCGCTACGTCAAGGGCCGGCCGCGACAGGAATGGGTGCTGCCGCCAGGCAGGCGCAACGAAGGCCTCGACTGCGCCGTGTACGCGCTGGCCGGCGCGCACTGGGCAGGTGTCGACCGTTGGAGCGATGCCGACTGGGCGCGACGCGAGCGCATGGTGCGGCCGCGCGACGTCGTGAAGGAACAAGCGCCCGTGCGGCAAGCGCCACCGCCGCAACGTCCCTCTATCGCCAAGTCGGAATGGAGCAGCCGCCTATGATCCACGAGGACCTGCAATACCTACAGCGCTTGCTGGCGCTTCGGCTCGCAGAGGGCTACAGCCTGACCGGGAAAGACGCGCTCGCGCAGGCGGCCGTGCTGGTCTGCGCGCTGCAGGATGTGGCCGGCGGCGATCGCCTTGGATCGCGCGGCATGTACATCCCCGTGCAGAAAACCGGCCGGCGGCGCGACGAGCGCATCCGCGAACTGATGGGCCCGCCGCCGCACAGTCGGCGGCGAGTTCGTGAGGTCGCAGAGATCGAAGGATGCCACGTCTCGACGGTCTGGCGGGCGCTTGAATCGACGCGAGAACCCAGCGAATCGTGACCCTTCCGCTCGCATCCATCCCCTACCAATGCGAGCGTTTGCGCGCGGACGATGCGCGGCCATGAGCACTGCCACCGATCGCCTCGCCCTGTACCTCGCAGCCGAGGCCAAGATCCTGGAAGCCGAGGAAGTCTCCGTTCGCAGCGGCGGTGGTGGTGCTGATCGGGCGCTTCGCATGTCGCGGCTGATGGAAGTCCGCCAGGGCATCAAGGACCTGCAGCGCGAGATCGCCGCGGAGAACGCGAACGCGGCCGGCGTCGGCGGGCTCGGCTTCTCGGTCGCCAACCTCAGCGGGGACTGAACGTGAAGCACGAGCCGGGCGACTTCGGCCCCAACTGGTTGGACCGGGCGATTGCCGCTGTCTCGCCGCACACCGCGGTCAAGCGCATGCACGCGCGTGCCGTGCTGGCCAGCTACGAAGCCGCACAGCCGTCGCGCCTGCGCAAGTTCCGCCGCGATCAGTCCGGGCCCAACCGCCTGGCCGAGAAGGGCGCCGTCGCGCTGCGCACGCAGATGCGCTACTTGGAGCGCAACCACGACATCACCAAGGGCTCGCTCGACGTGCTGGTCAACAACACCGTCGGGCCCAACGGCATCGGCGTGGAGTTCCAGCCGCGCAAGCTCGACGGCAGCATCCATGAGGCCTATGCGCGCCAGCTGACCGACCTGTATGAAGACTGGCAGCGCAGGCCCGAGGTCACGCAGCGCCGCGACTGGCAGGCTGTGCAGCGCGTCGTCGCGCGCACCAAGTTCCGCGACGGCGAGTGCTTTGCGCAGCGCCTCAGCGGCCCAGTGTTCACGCTCGATCACGGGACGCGGGTGCCCTACAGCCTTGAGCTGATGGAAGCCGACCTGGTGCCGTTCGAGTTCAGCGACACGGCCCGCGGCATCCAGAACGGATGCGAGCGCAACGAGTGGGGCCTGATCAAGGCCTGGCACGTGTACAAGCGGCACCCGGGCGAGATCATGCAGATCCCGACCATCCGCATCCCGGCCGAGCGGATGCTGCAGGTGGCCGAACTGGGCCGCATCGGCCAGCTGCGCGGCATCACGCCCTACGCGCCGGTGATCAACCGCATCGAGGACATCAAGGACTACGAAGAGTCCGAGCGCGTGGCCGCCAAGATCGCAGCCATGATGACCGGCTACGTCAAGCGCGTGGCACCAACGAGCGAGGGCTACACGCCGCAGCTCGACGAGAACGGCGATCCGGTCAAGCGCGAGATTGGCCTGGCGCCCGGGATGATCATCGACTCGCTGGCCGTCGGTGAGGAGATCGGCCTCATCGACACCAGCCGGCCCAACGTCAACCTGGTGCACTTCCGCAATGGCCAGCTGCGCGCCTTCGCGGCCGGCATCGCCGCCAGCTACTCCAGCGTCAGCCGCAACTACGACGGCACCTACAGCTCGCAGCGGCAGGAACTGGTCGAGACCTGGGTGCACTACGCAGTGCACACCGACGACTTCGTGGGCCAGCTCGTGCGCACCGTGGTGGAGGACTTCATCCTGGTGGCGCACCTGTCGGGCGTGGCACCGAAGCCGGCCGACCTGAAGCCGGGAAGCGAGCTCGACGTGCTGTACATCGCGCCCTCGATGCCCTGGATCGACCCGGCGAAAGAAGCGCTGGCCTGGCTCACGCTGGTGAAGGCCGGCTTCGCCAGCGAGGTCGAAGTGATCCGCAAGCGCGGGCAGAGCCCCGATGCACTGCTGGAGCAGGTCGCGCTGTGGCGCCAGAAGTGCGCGGACAGGGGCCTGGCCTTCGACAGCAATGCCATGTTCGAACTGCTGCTGAAAGATCAGGCGGCCGATCCCAACGCACCAGGTGACCAGCGGGCGCGCGCCAAGGCGATGCAAGGGGCCCGTTAGACCGCTCGCAATTCACCCCTACAAATGCGAGCGAGTGTCGGGACGTAATCCGCGCCCATGAGCAAGCCCGCCGCCTGGTACAGCATCCGAAAGCACGCCGCAGTCACCGCGGCTGTCCTGGCCACCGCGGCAGCAGCTGGCGCGCAGCCGCCCAAGAGCAGCGCCGAGATCCTGATCTACGGCGACATCGGCGAATCGTGGTGGTCCGAGTCGGTGTCGGCTGCGCAGTTCGTGCGCGACCTGGCCGAGCTGGACGCCGAAGCGATCACGGTGCGCATCAACAGCATCGGCGGCAGCGTGCCGGACGGCATTGCCATCCACAACGCGATGAAGCGCCACAAGGCCACGATCACCACGGTGATCGACGGCATGGCGCTCAGCATCGCCAGCCTCATCGCCGCCGGTGGCGACCACGTGCAGGCCGCCGAGAACGCGACGCTCATGGTGCACGCGCCCTGGACGATCGCGGCCGGCAACAGCGTCGAGCTGCGCGAAGTGGCCGACCAGCTGGACACCTGGGCCCGGGCCATGAGCACGAGCTACGCAGCCAAGACCGGCCAGACCCAGGAAGAAGCGCTGGCGCTGCTCAGCGACGGCAGGGACCACTGGTACACGGCCGCCGAAGCCCATTCCGCCGGCCTCGTCGATGAGGTCATCAGCGCCGCGCCAGTCAGCGCCATGGCGGCGTTCGACCTTGGCAAGTTCCGCGACGTGCCTGCCCGCCTGCAGTCCTTCGCGACCACTCGCAACCAAGCCGCTTCCGCGGCGCCTCCCACCCCCACGAAAGCGGAGCAGACCATGCCCGGAAGCACCACCACGACCACGACCACCGCGCCCGACGCCGCCGCGCTGGACGCAGCCCGAGCTGAGGGCGCCCGCGCTGAAGTCCAGCGCCGCGCCGACATCGGCGAAGCCTTCAAGCCGTTCGCCAAGTTCGAAGGCGCGGCCGAAGCCGAAGCCGCGTGCCTGAACGACGCCAGCTGCACCGTGGCCGATGCGAACAAGCGCATCCTGGCTCTGATGGCCAAGGGCGCCACCAGCGCGGCCGGCCGTACCTCGGTCGAGACGGTGGAAGACCAGCGCGACAAGATCGTCGCCGCCGGTGTCCAGGTGCTGATGGCCCGTGCCGGCCTGCAGGGCCGCGACGGCAAGCGCGTCGTCGCCGACGCCAGCAACCCGTTCCGCGGCCAGACGCTGCTGGAAATGGCCCGTGCCAGCCTGGTGCGAGCCGGCCTCCGCACCGACGGCATGGACAAGATGCAGATCGTCGCGGCCGCCTTCACGCAGAGCACCAGCGACTTTCCGATCCTGCTCGAAAACACCATGCACAAGGCGCTGCAGTCGGCCTACGCCGTGGCGCCGGACACCTGGCGCCGGTTTGCGGCCGAAGGCTCGGTGAGCGACTTCCGCGCGCACAACCGCTACCGCGTCGGCAGCCTCAGCAACCTGGACACCAAGACCGAGCTTGGCGAGTTCAAGAACAAGGTCATCCCGGACGGCGAAAAGTCCAGCATCACGGCCGCGACGAAGGGCAACATCATCAACCTGTCGCGCGAGGCGATCGTCAACGACGACCTGTCCGCGTTTGTCGGCCTGGCATCGGCCCTGGGCCGCGCCGCCAAGCGCACCGTCGAAGTCGACGTCTACGCCACCCTGGCGCTGAACAGCGGCCTGGGCCCGACGCTGAGCGACGGCTACACGCTGTTCCACGCCAACCACAACAACATCACCACCGGCGCCGCCATCTCGATGCTGGCCATCGACGCCGACCGCGTGGCGATGAAGTCGCAGCTTGACGTCGGCGGCAACGACTTCCTGGACCTGATGCCTGCCGTGCTGCTGGTGCCGGTGGGCCTGGGCGGCACCGCGCGCGGCATCAACGAGTCGCAGTACGACCCGGACGCCTCGAACAAGCTGCAGAAGCCCAACATCGTGAAGGGCATCTTCAGCGACATCGTGGACACGCCGCGCCTGACGGGCACGCGCCGCTACCTGTTCGCCAACCCGAGCGAGGCCCCGGTGCTGGAGGTCGCGTTCCTGGACGGCAACAGCGAGCCGTACCTCGAATCCGAGGCCGGCTTCGATGTCGACGGCTCGCGCTGGAAGGTGCGCCTGGACTACGGCGTTGCCGGCATCGACTACCGCGGCGCCGTCACCAACGCCGGGGCCTAAGCCTCCGGCCTGACACCCACACGACTGGAGCGCATCCATGAAGACTTTCGTTCAAGACGGCAAGACCCTGGAACTGGACCCGGGCACGACCGTTGCGGCCGGCACCGGCTTCCTGTTCGGCTCGGCGCTGTTCGGCGTGGCGCTGACCAATGCCGTCAGCGGCACGCGCAGCGCCTTCATCACCGAGGGCGTCGTCACGATCGCCAAGACCAGCGCGCTGGCCATCTCCATCGGTGACCGCCTGTTCTGGGACGCCACCAACAAGGTGGTGAACAAGACCACCACGGCGCAGCAGCAGGTCGGCATCGCCGTGTCGGCTGCCGTCAACCCGTCGAGCACCGTGCAGATGAAGCTGGTGCAAGCGCCGCCGGTGGCGACCTGATCGCCCGCTGATCTGCCCGCAGCGACTGCCATGACCTTCGCCACGCTTGCCGCCCGCGTCGACAGTGCCGTCACACGGCAGCTGCTGACCGATGTCGGCGTGCTGGACAACGCGGCGGTCACCGGCGCCTTCAGCGACGGCTACGTCAACGCCCTGGACGGCATGTCCGCCCAGGTGCCCACCTTCCTGCTGCCCAGCGCGTCCTGCATGCGCGTGGTGCAGGGAACCAGCACGCTGCGCATCCCGGACCAGGGCAGCGCCGGCCTCTACACCGTGCAGGACATCGAGCCTGACGGCAACGGCCTGACGCTGCTGCGCCTGCAGAAAGCGCGCGCCACATGACCGCGCTGCTTGGCATCACCTCGGCCGTGCTGGTGGCGCTGACCAGCCCTGCGCTGCGCACCGACCGCGGCAGCGTCGTGCGCGGCCGCCGCACGCCCATCCCGGCGTCGGACAAGTGGGGCGTCAAGGTCAACGCCATGCGGCACGGCGGCAACCGCCTGGACATCCTGGGCGAGGCTGTGCAGTGGGAAACCATCGTGTCGATCGTCATCAGCGTGCGCGCCGCCAGCGGCGAGGACGCAGAGGCCGCGCTTGACCCGCTGCTGGCCGCCGTGTGGTCGCGCCTCTACAGCATGACGCCACCCGCTGGCGCGCAGGCCATGACGCTCGACCCGGTCATCAATCTGGACATCGACGAAGCCGAGCAGACCCTGGCCGAAGCCAGCCTGTCTCTGCGCGTCGCCCACATCACCCAGGGCGCCAGCCTGGCCGCCTGATCGCCACACCCGCCACCGGAGCCCACCATGTCCTATTTCTCAACCATCGGCTCGCGCTGCTACGTCTCGACGGGCTTCGCAACCGCCACCGACGTCACCGACATCTCCAACCTGGCGCCGCCCGTCGTCACGTCTCCCTCGCACGGCCTGGTCGACAACGACGAGGCCCTGATGCTCGTCGGGTGGGAAGACTTCAACTACTCGGTGTTCCGCGTCAACCAGCAGACCACCAGCACCTTCTCGCTGGACGGCTACGACGCCACCAACACCGACTGGTATCCGCCTGGCTCCGACACCGGCACCGTGGCCAAGGTCAGCGGCTGGCAGGAGATCGGGCAGATTCTGGGCATCGACGGTGGCGGCGGCGGCGTGCGCAACATCACGGTGCAGCCCTACGACCGCCGCACGCCCATCAATATCCCGGTCGGCTTCGAGGCGTCGACGCTCAGCCTCACGCTGGGCTACGACCCATCCCGCGCTGACCAGATTGCGCTGCTGGCCGCATCCCGCGTGCTGGGCAAGCGCGCCATCAAGTTCGCGCTGCCAGGCGGCGGCTTTGCCTACTGCTACGGCACCGTGTCGCTGGCGCCCGTGCCGCGTTTCAACCCCAGCGGTGTGCTGGAACGTGGCTTGGGCATCTCGGTCGACGGACTGTTCACCTCGTACTGACCCACCACCAAGGCGGCGCCACCGCGCGCCGCCTGCCGGAGAACGCATGGCCTACAAGCTCGCCGTCGGGGAGTTCATCGACTTCCCCGTCACGCTGGAATTCAACGACGCCGGCAACCAGCGGAAGTTCACCTTCCGCCTGGTGTCCAAGCGCCTGCCCGAGGCGGTGCTGTCCAAGCACACCGACCAGATGATCAGCGCGGCGTCAACCATCGACGGGCGTGTGGAGGCCACCAACGCGCTGTTGCAGTCCTACGTGACCGACTGGCGCGGCCAGACCCTGGTGCTCGACGACGACGGCCAGCCCGCCGCGTTCAGCCCCGAGGCCTTTGCAGTGATGCTGCAGCAGAACGGTGCGGCGGTCGAAATCTCACGCGCCCTGACAGAGGCCAACCGGGCCAAGGGCAAACCGGGAAACTGAAGCGGCTGTCCCAACTGCTGGCCGCTGGCGACATTGCAGACGAGGCGGCAGATGACCAGCAGCCGGGGCCAGCCCCACCCATCAGCGATCGCAACGCCCGCCAGCCAGGCGCGCGGCGCGCTGATGCGCCGGCCCGGCCTGATCTGCCCGTCTTCCACGTGCTGCCCGAGTGCGTGCCCGTCTACCTCATGTGGCAGGCCGTGCAAACGCAATGGCAGTGGACGACAGACGGGCTGGGCTCGCGCCGCGTCGGCCTCTCGTACCCGGGTGTGCGTGCAGCGCCGGCCTTCGCCCGCCTGCGCGGCCGGCGTCAGCGTGAAGCGATGCTGGACGACCTGTGCGTCATGGAGGCGGCATGGCTCAACGAAGACGCGCGCCAGCGCCGCTACCGCGCCAGCAAGGCACAGCAGCCGCCCGTCGACGCGCTGCCGGGGTGACCTGGCATGAACAACGAGATCCGCTTCCGTGTGGCGCTGGACGGCGCACAGCAGGTGCAGGCCGGCGCCCAGCAAGCCGCCCAAGGCGTGGAGCGGCTGGGCGCCACCTTTGGCGCAGCCCAGCGGCAGGCGGGCCTGACCGGGCAGCAGACCGCGCAGCTGAGCAACCAGCTGCAGGACCTGTTCATCCAGATCCAGGCCGGCGGCAACCCGCTGACCGCCTTCCTGCAGCAGGGCTCGCAGCTGTCGGCCGTGTTCGGTGGTGCCGGCAACGCGCTGCGGGCCGTGGCCGGCCTGGTGACGCCTGCCGTGGCCGCCTTCGCGGGCGTGGCTGCAGCACTGGGCACCGTGGCCTACGCCTTCCTGCAGGGCGACAAAGAGCGCATGGAGTTCGCCCGCGGCATCGTCATGACGGGCAATGCCGCTGGCGTCACCGCCAGCCAGCTCAATGAACTGGCCAAGGCTGCCGCCAGCTACGGCGCCAGTCGTGGGCAGGGTGCCGACGTGCTGGCGCAGCTGGTGGCAACCGGCCAGGTTGCCGCAAGCGTTCTCGGCCAGGCAACCGAAGCCGCGATCCGGCTGCAGCGCGACGGCGGCATCGCCATCGACCAGACCGTGAAGGCCTTCGCCGAGATCGGCAAGAACCCCGTCGAGGCCATCAAGCGGCTGAACGAAGGGCAGAACTTCCTCAGCGCTGGCGCGTACAAGCAAATCCGGGCGCTGCAGGACCAGGGCAAGGAACTCGATGCCGTGCGCCTGGCGCAAGAGACCTACGCCACGGCCAGCGTCAGCCGCATGAAGGAGCTGGAGAACCAGCTCGGGGCTGTCGAGAAGGCCTGGCGCTTTGTCGGCCGTGAAGCTGCAGAAGCGTGGCAGAAGATCCTGAACATCGGCCGGCCCGACACGCTGGAGGACCAGCTCAAGTCGGCGCTGGCTACAGCTGCGGCGTTCGACGCGCCTGGTCGCCGAAGCCAGGACCCGGTGCGCGACGCGCAGCGCAAGGCAGCCGCTCAGCAGCGGGCAGAAGAACTGCGCGCGCAGTACCTTGCGGAGCTGGAAGTGGCTCAGGCCACCGCGGACGGCGCGGCGGCCCGCGACAAGTCGATCAAGTCCATCGACAAGCAAGCCGACGCAGCCAAGAAGGCCGTCGATGAGTTCAGGCAACTTGCCGACGCCGGCCGCAACATGGTGCAGGCCTGGGACCTGTCCGACGCAGGCTTCGACCCGTCGTTCTTGCGGCAGATGCAGGAGCTGCAGGCCTACGCCAAGGCCGCCGGGCTCAGCACCGAGCAGCTGGCAGTGGCCACCGAGCGGCTGTTGCAGAAACAGCCCTTCGCGCAGCGCGAACTGAAGGCCGTGCAGGACCTGGCCCGCGCCCGCGCCGACGCCCGCAACGCCGAGGACAAGGGCATCGACGAGTACCTGGCCAAGCAGCAGAAGGCCCGCGAGGCCAGCCTGCAGTCGGCGCAAGACAGCATCCTCAAGCTGCAGGAAGAGGCCGCCGCCGCCGACCTGATGCGTGGCACGAACCTCAGCCTGGCCCAAGCCATCGAACTGGTTGGCATCGCTCGCCTGCGCGAACAGCAGGCGCGGCTGACCGAGGGTTCGGAGCCGTACATCGCGATCGAGCGCGAGGTCGAAGCGCGGCGCCAGTTGATCGGCCTGCTGGGCGAGAAGGCCACGCGCGAAGCCAATGCCAAGGCGGCGGCCGACGCGGCCCAAGAATGGGAACGCACCGCCAGCGACATCCGAGGCGCGCTGACCGATGCGTTCCGCCGTGCGTTTGAGAGCGGCGACAACTTCGGCGAGGCCTTCGCCAAGACGTTGGGCAACGAGATCAAGGCGCGCGTCGCCGCGGCGCTGGCTGAAGCGCTGGCCGGTCAAGTGCTGAGCGCCATCGGGCTGCAGATTGCCAACGGCGCAAACGGTTCTGGCACGAACAACTACGTGCAGCTCGCCAACTCGGCCAGCACCCTGTACGGCTACGGCAAGGCGGCGTACGGCACTGCGGCGAGCTGGTTCGGCAGCGGCAGCGCGGGCACGATGTCGTCCACGTACGCGTCGCAGCAGACGGCAATGATGGCCGCCAACGGCATGACCGACGCTGAAATTGCGGCTGCGCTGGGAACGCAAGGATCCGAGGCCGCGGGGCTCTCGGGCGTCGGCGGCGGAAGTGCTGGCTGGGGTGCCTATGCAGGCTGGGTGGCTCTGGCGATCATGGCTGCAATGCAGGGCAGCAGCGACTGGTCTGCAGGCTTCCGCCGGCAGCAGTCGAAGGACTCCGGCACTGCCCTGGGTGACGCGTCGGCGCGCACCGCGCAGCTGTTCGACGACCTCGGGGTCAGCGACCGTGTGGCCGACATCATCAGCGGCGCCACGTTGACCGCGCGCGCCTTCGGGCGTGCGGCGCCGCGGGTGGAGGCGGCGGGCGTCACCGGCTTCCTGGGGAACGGTGACTTTGCCGGCCAGGCCTTTGTCGATACCGTCGAAAAGGGCGGGTGGTTCCGGTCGGACAGGCGCAGCACGCAATTCGCAGCGCTGCCCGAAGAACTGGGCCGCTTCATGGACGACGCGTCCGCGGCCGTGTTCAACAAGGCCAAGGACTTCGGCGCCGCACTGGGCTTGCCGGCACAGGCGCTGAGCAACGTCACCACTGAAATCAAGGTGGCGCTCACCGACGATGCTGACGCCAACTTCAAGGCCATCGCCGAAGCCCTTGGCACCTACGGCGACGCGCTGGTCGCCGGCTACGCCGATGCCGTGAAGCCGCTGGCGAACTACGGCGAGACCACCGCGCAGACCATCCAGCGCGTCGGCGAAGCGATCAGCGGCGTCAACGACGTGCTGGACGCGCTGGGCCTGACCGCGGTGCAGGCCAGCATCGACGGCGGCAAGGCGGCCATCGCGCTGCAGAACGCGTTCGGCGGCCTGTCGACGTTGCAGCAGGCCGCCAGCGGCTACCTGCAGAACTACTACAGCGACACCGAGCGCAACGCGTTGACGCGCGGCGCCATCGGTCAAACGTTGGGTGCCGCGGGCCTTGAAGTGCCGGCCACGCGCGAAGCCTTCCGCGCCCTGGTCGACGCGCAGGACCTGATGACCGAGAGCGGGCGCAACGCCTTCGCGGTGCTGATGTCAGTGCAGGACGCCTTCGCGGCCATCACCGAATCCGGCCGCAGCGCCGCCGACATCCTGCAAGAGCGCAACGACATCGAGGAGCGGCGCCTCACCTTGCTGGGCGACACCGCCGCGCTGCGCGAGCTGGAACTGTCCAAGCTGGACGCCAGCAACCGGCCGCTGCAGCAGG